ATATATATTGATGTTCCAGCCGCAATAACATCAAAATCACCTAAACTTGTCCCAGTTTCTTTTTGATAACCTGAATAATATGTAGCACCAGCAACTGTTAAGGCATCATTCACAACTATGCTTGAATCAAAAATAATTGTTCCGCTATTATCAAGAATACTTGAATTACCAATTCCATCACTACTTGTAAATTTTGGTATGTAAGAAGCCGTTCCTGAACCTTTAATAACATCAACACCATTTTCCGTTATTGCACCAGCAACCGCCAAAGTGCTTGACAATGTAGCTGCGCCTGTTGCCCTAAATGTACCATTAACATCTAATTGATGGGAAGGTGAATCGTTGCCAATTCCTACGGCTCTTGCAGGACTATTTGAATTATTAGCAATTGTTAAACCACTTGTTCCATTTAAAGTAAACCTAATATCTCGTATATTAGATGAATGCCCAATTTTTAAACCTGTATTATCATGACTTAAAGTTGTTGTATATCCTGAGGTAGTTGATAATCCATCAAATTTAAAATTATTGCCATTATCTCTAACTACAAATTTTGATGTTAAATGAGTTGAACTTGTACTTGCATCTATACCAACACCTATTTTACCGTTATCAGAATAAATAGAGGATGAATCTAGTGTAGTTAATCCTGTAAACTTTGGTATATGACCACTTAATCCTGTTCCAGTTATTGGGTTGGTTAAGGCATTTTGTTTATTATTAAAAGTTGTCCAATCTGTACTAGTTAAATAACCATTTCTTGCACTTGTTGCGCTTAATATATCAATCGCTGGAGTGGAACTTATATCAGTTATTGATATTGGGTTTCCAGATGTTCCTGCAGCCGTTACGCTTGTTACTGTACCAGCTCCAATTGCACTACGAAAGTTTGCAGCTGACAAAGCGGATACAGAGTTATCAGCGTTGAACCTTGGAAAGGTAATGGCTGAAGGGTTGGTTAAAGTAAACATTGACTGCCCTATGGTAGTGCCTCCAAGGCTCGTTCGCCCAGTCGCTGCAACAAGGCCAGTGCTTCCTCCATCCCATTTTAGCCTATCACTATATGCAGTATTCCAATTGCTTGAATTATTTGTAATTGATGTTGTCCAAGTTGTGCCTGTGCTTAGTGCAATGCCTGCCTCTGGATATACTGGATTGCCTTGAGCGGATCCTACAGAGCCAATGCCGCTAACTGTGGCAATGGTATAGTTTGCACCTGATTTAAAAGATGTGGATACAAGCGTTATTTGAGCCGTGTCTGTAATATCGTATTGATTATTGTTTAACAATTGACCATTGCGAAATACTAATATATATGCCTTTAATTGAATTGGAAATTTAGAGGTAACTGTCCAGTTAAGAATAGCAGAAGATTGTGCAGGATATTCTTGTTTTAAAATTTTAATTGTGTCATTACCTATGGCTACATCAACAATACTATCTCTTATTCTTGTAAATACGGTAGCGCTATCTAATACTAAAGTACCTGTAGTCGTTATTGTACCTCCGCTTAAACCATAGCCAGTTGCTACGCTTGATACAGTACCTTTGGCATTTATTCTATTTGATAATGAAGCCGTATCAGCTGCGTTTAATTTACTTGCAAATCTTGTATTAAGATTTAATAAACTTGTATCTGTTAATTCCATTAATACTGATAAATCAGCCGATACTGTGCCTGTTGTTGTAATAGGATTAGGTGATACTGTAATTCCCGTTCCTCCTGAAATAGAGGTTAAAGAACCACTACCACCACCTGAACCACCTCCACCACGAGGAAATATTACTGTATAATTTTCCCCAGCTTTATAAGCAGTAGTACCAATAACAACAGAGGCATTAGTTGGTATAGTATATTGAGTAGGTAAAAGTATTTGACCATTGCGATAAACCTGAACCACGTTTACACCACCTGTAACCAACGTATCGGTTTGCGTCCAAGTCAAAGTAGCTGATGAAACATTAGTAAAATCTTGCCTTGCGTAAAATCTGCCACTTGTATCTGCGTAGGCTTTAGTTGCGTAATTAGCTAACATTGTAGCCGTGTCACTTACTAAAAGTGCTGCGGTTGTGTCTCGCCATAAACCACCGTTATAATATAAAGAGGCATTTGTAACAGGCGAGGAAATAGCAACATCATGTAATTCACTTAAATTATATCCAGTAGCCACACGAATGGCAATAGTGCCGTTATTTGAAGATGAATTTACACAAAAGCCAATTGGTAAATCAATGTTAGGTGCAACTGGCTCAACATCTGTCCAAACACCAGCAGTCGTTGGCGAAGGATATAGGATTGCTCCTGCTGCAAAAGTATCCGTATTTACTTGCCTTATTTTACCGTATGAAATAACGTATCCATCTTCGCCATCCGTCAAATCATGTGCCGTAATTCCTAATAAATAAATAGGGTCAATTGTACCGTTTGCTATAAATTTAGATACTGATATACGACCACTTGAACCAACTGTTCCTGATGCGTAAACAAGGCTTCCTTTTGTAATAGTTGAATTTGTTTGATTCTTAACCAACCAAAAGTTTTTAAAACCTAATTCATTTGGCACTTGGTCATACATACCTAAAACAACCGTACCTAAATCCGAATCCCATCGCATTTTTGCCGTATCTACATTATTTGTTGGAACGCTTGTATCAAAAAACAATGAATCAACTGGTTGAGTAAATGATCCGCCACCAACTAAAGATGCCCATGCGCCTTGTTTCCACACATATATACTTCCTGTAACACTATCTAATACTAAATAGGCTTTTACATTCTTATCTGCATAGCTTGTAGGTTTAGTAACTGTATCAGAAACAAGACCTCGCCACACCAAGCCGTTGCCAGTAGTGTTAAAACCAAGTCTTTGTTTATTACCTGTGATTGGGTAGGGAATAGAATCAATAGAGGCAAAACTTAATGTAGTAATAAAAACAAAGAGAACAGTCATTTGCTGCCGTTTGCCAATCTTTATTTTGTCAACTACTTTGCCAATATACTTTCTGCCAATGCCAAGAACTAATTCTTCTCCTAATGTTTTGGCTATTTTACCAATGGCTTTTAAAAACTTTCTTTCTTTTTTAGGCTTTTCCATTAGTTTATTATGATTGCGAAGATTATATAATTTGCGCCATCGTAGTGCGTGTTAGCATCAATGGTTATAGTGTCTGGCTGTGTAATGGTATATTGAGATGCAATTAACTTTTGCCCATTTTGGTACACTTGGATAGATGCATCTGTATTTGTAGTTGGCAATACTCCACCATTCTTAGTATAAGTTAATACATTTGATGAGGTTGCCAAAAATTCCTCTGAAAATATAGATATTAAAGAACCTGTTACAGTTACATTGGTTATGCTTTCATTAACATTATTATTTACAACACCTCCGCTTCCTGCGTTGTTGGCTACTAATTGATAATCGCGAGGCTTAGATATTACCGTTCTTTCTGTATAACTAGGCATGCTCATCTATTTTAAAGTAATCACCTCTCCAAATATCTGTATTTAGGTCGTATAAACCACGCTCAAATACATAGTAACCAGAGGAGTATTCAATTACTTTGTGAGGTAAATAAACATCATCTATGCTTAAATTTTGAAATGGCATATCTATCATTCTTGGCAAAGGTCTCAGTTGTCCTTTTATAACTTCATTGACAAGAAGCTGTGTCACTTTGTTGAAGCCTTGCCCGGAAGAAACATCCCAGGTATTACTTAATTTAAATGTACCAGCGTCTTCTTTCACCTTTAACGCACCATTTGTTGTTGCTGATATTCCATCGCCTAAATATGTATCTAAATCAAATACTACAGAAGATTTTTCATCGTTATCTGATCCGTATTCTTTTATATCCGCTTGTCCGCCAATAGTGCCATCCGGAAGAAATTCTAAATAATTATTATTAATAGTATATGAAAGAGCGTAATTGCTTATAATATTTGTTCCTGCCTCATTACGCATTTCCTTTAAACGCATTGACCAAACATATTCAGCAGTCTCAGGAATGTCTAAAGTGTCAAATGAAATAGTTTTATTAACTACAAAAGCATTATCTGAAAATACTGTTTCAACATTAAATTCATATTCAGAAGCTGATGTCTCCCAACTAGCAGCATCTAACTGAAAATTAAAACCAGTTGTATAATTGACATTTCTTTTTAAATATTTATTTTCTTGTTTTACTTGTAAGGATGTTATTTTACCAGTAAAGTTAGGTGTAGAAATTGAATCTAATTTTAATGTATTTGTGTTTGTTGATTCAATAATATATTCATAATCGCCACTTTCAGTTATTGTTTTTGTAACACCTCCCAAACGCAGCCTTAACTCTCCAGTATTATCTAATTTTACTTTTATATTAACGTAATATTTTCTATTAGCCGTTACGCTAAAAGTAGTATAATATGCTTCTGTAGCAGCCAATGTTCCCTCCAATATACCATCAGCAATCAACCAACCACTGCCCAATGTCCAGTTAGCAGATGCAAAGCCTTGTAAAGGAAATGAATTAATTATAGATGCTAATTTAATAGCAAATACAAATTGATAAGGCTCAAAAGTAGCAGGAGCAATTACCGCAGCGTAAAAATTTAATATTCCGGTATAGCTTAACCTTGCCTCTACGTTTGTGCTATCTAATGTCGGAGTGATAACTTGCTCAGGAGTTGCATTTGTAGCGTATGTATATTCTTTCCCGGCAAGTAAATTTTGCTTACCAAAATAGTTATAGCGTATAACTGCATTTTTTAAGGGAGGATAATATGACCATCTGCCACCGCTTAAACGCATTAATTTACTATTAACTAAATCTGTTTGTAGATTTAAAGTAGTAAAATCTAAATTAAACGTACCTGAACTTTGAATGCCAAAACCATTATATTTAAAATATCTATGATTCTTTGGATTTAAATACTCGTTAACTTGAATAAACCAATATTGATTCCCACTAAACAAAAGCCTTGCTCCAAATGTCTGACATATTTTCTTTAAAACATCATAGCAACTTTGGTATGTGTAGTTATTCTTTGTATCTCTGTGATAAAATGCTCTATGGCTTATAACTGTTCGCAAAGCAAAGTCATTATTTGCTGAATAAGTTATACTGTTTTCATGCCAGTTAAATACTGTATGTAATATTGGCAAGCTATTAGCCACCAAGTTTTCCTGGACAAAATCCAGTTGATTTAAACAATTGCAAATATGCTGAACAACTGTATCCTGTCCAAGGTATGGACCAACTTCACTTTTGTATAACAATGTTTTTAACCACGCTAAACCATCAACCGCCTCAATTTGTGCAGTGAATCCTATATCCGTTGTGACATCTTCAAATTCGACTAAATCAGTAACTATATAGCCATACCATTTAAATAGTACTGTTGTATTATCATCTTCATAACTTGTTAACTCCATGCTAAACCTACCCTCAACGGCAAAGCCTATATCATTAAGCAAAGTTTGTAAAGCTGCAGAATTTATAATTAAATTTAATCTTAAACGCGATCCGATAATAGGAGCAAAACGCTCCATCCCCTGACTTGTTTCACTATCATATTGAAGCTGAATATTGATAGTATCAAAAGAACCGACTGCACCTGAATAGTCTTTATCTTTAATAGATATAGTTATCTTCCTTTTCTTCTCGTTATATACAGTCGTTTGATACCTTACCGCCATTATTGCACCCTGTTTAAAGTTTTTTGAGAACGATTTAATAAAATAATTAAATCATTTCCACTAATCCTTGTTTCCAACACTCCGCCCATGCCTCCAACATCGGTAAGCATACCTTTTAACTTTGAGAGAGGTGCGATTACTTCCGGGTCTACTCTTGAGTTACGATTATCTCCAACAGTTGCCATGGTTGGCCCGAAAGCCAAGCCTCCTTCTGCAAGTTTTGGAGCGGCTAAACTATTTTTAACCAATGTACCTAAAGCAACTAAAGCAATACCGCCAGCAATGGCAATAGCAGGATTTAATGATTTAAGAGCCGTTTTAATACCTAATGCCGCTATACCTACTTGAATAGCTAATTTACCAAAGCTAATTACCGCTTCTGCAACTGGAAGCAAAAATGATTTAATATTAAATCCTGCACCACTTAATGCATTGCCTAATTGTTCGCCTAATCCAAATGCTAAATCATTTAATGCGCCTTCTATTATATTTTTTAAACCTGTATTTAAATCGTCAATACCTTTTTTTAATCTTTGTATCTTTTCATCAGTATATTGAATTGCATTTCCTGCAGCCGTTTGAGCATCTTTAAATGTATTTGTATTTTCAGTTAATCTTTGAGTTTCGGCACTTGCACTTTTTAATTGCTCTGGTAATAAATTTAATGTACCTATCATAGGTATTTCACCTATTGGTGATCCTTTGCCTAATGTTGCTTCTTTTGCAGCATTTGACATAGAAGCACTACTTATATTTGTGCCACCAGTTTTACCTAATGAATCAATATTATTTTCTGAAGGCAATGTTTTACCTCCACCACCTCCTCCTGTATTTGCGCCAACTGTAAATAATCCTGCAAGTTTGCCTTTTAAACTATCTACTGTTTCCCCAATAGTTTTAAATTCAGCCGCTACAATTCTTTGCTCTTTTTGATATGATGTTAAACCATCAAGATTAAATAGATTTAACCCTAATGCTTTTTGTAAATAATCAATATTTTTTAAAACATTAGTCACTCCCTCCATTACGGAGTTTTTAATGTTTATCCATATATTTTTAAACCTATCAGTAAATGCTTGCCAATTATCATAAACATACAATGCAATAGCACCAAGCGCAGCAATTGATGCAGTAACAACTAAAATCATTGGGTTAGCTGCTAAATAGGTAAATGCTTTACTTATATTACCTATTCCTTGCACCACAAATTTAGTAGCACCAACTAAAGCACCGTATGTGCTTATTAATTTTCCTACAATAAAAATAATAGGACCTATAGATGCAGCTACTAAAGCAGCTTTAACTATAAATCCTTGTGTCTCTGGATTAAGTGCCTTAAATCCATCTACTAAACCTTGTATATATTTGCTTAAACTTTCTGCAACGGCTTGTAAATTTAATGATTCATTAATTGCTTTACCAAATTCTGCCAAAGAAGCCGTTACATTATCCTTTAAATTGTCAAATGTATTACCTAAACCTCCTTGCGCCCTTTCCAACTTACTTAAGGCAGATACGGATCGCGTAATAAATTCCTCGCTACTTACACCGATTGCTCTAATACCTTCAGCAGTAACTGTGCCAAATTCCTCTTTCATAACACGCGCAAACTCTGGCAACCTTTCTTTTATCTGATTAAGGTCTTCCTGAGTCACTTTACCAACTGCACTTATCTGACTTAAAGCTAATGTAACACCACTAAATTGTTCTGCTCCTCCTCCTGACCTTGCAACCGCATTACCAAACTGTGTAATTGTTTCCCTAGCTGCATCGGCACTCATTCCTACACTTTGCAAAGAAGCCGAAGCCTTAACAACTTCAGGTAAGGCTAAACCAGGATTCTCTGCAACTTTTCTTAATTTATCTAACTCTTCCTTTGCTCCTTCACTGCTACCCATTATGGCAATCAATCCATTCTCCAACTTCTCCATGTCAGCAAATGCCTTTAAAGAAGCTGCGCCAACACCAATCAATGGCAGTGTAATTGACTGCGTCATGGTGCTGCCTATTGACTGCATCTGTGAGCCAAACTTAGCCATGCGACTTTCTACCTTGCCCAATTCTCTGGAAAGGTTGGAAACATCTATTCCAAGTTTTAGCATTAAAGTAGAACCGCCTGCCATATTTTACTCTTTATCCCATTTCTCAAAAATTGATTTATCAACTTCTGTTAAACTTCGTTTTATTGGTTTTGGATTATCATTCTCCCAAGGAAATTCAATTAAATCTTTTGGCTTAATTGATTTGCCTTTTGCCGTATGAACATTTAATAAAAGTGTTGTTTGCCATCTAGTTCTTTCCCACTCAAATTGTTGCTCTATTTCAAATTGATTATTATAACCTTGCATGGCTATTATAACCTCTCTTAATGTCATTTCATAGTATTGCGGAGGTGGAAATCTTAAGACTCCAAAGCAAAATCGTTCGATATACTCCAGTGTTAACTCACCGCCTC